GGGTCAAGATTGGAAGAGTGCAGAGGATAAGCCTACCAAGCATTGTGTATGTTGGCTGAGGCTATCAGATGGCGCAATAATAAGAGGTTATTTCTATACAGATCGCATGGCGTGGATTGAGTTCTATGGGTACAAATCATCATATTGGTGGTGTTCCAAGACCTATATGCCTGTATTTAATGTAGTCCAGTGGAAGTTATTTCATTCTAAAGATGTGATAGACGTGATTGGCATGGGCAATGAGGATATAACTAAAAAATAGGAATGAACAAAATGCAAGAAGATGAAAGAATTGTTTACCCTCCCTGTAAGTATTGCGGAGCTGAACATGGCATGGGGATAGAGCATGTAGAATCAGGTAAAATCACCCCTATAGATATATGTTATGATTGCTTATGGAAAAAAGATAATCGCACTAGTCACCTGGGACTGCCCATTTAAATGTGTATTATTGTGGAGGATTACTCTCTTTTTCATATAATCTTGGTAATCTTCTATAGTTGCATCAGTCAGATTCAGACGTTTGATCAAGTCCTGGCCTTCAGCAAGATTTTTACATAAGACATGACCCAATGGCACGCCTTCTGAGTCATTTCCATCCGGTGTAGTGACTATCTTCCATTCATCCATTTTGATCCCTCTAACCTAGGTAGTATTAAAAAAAACCCCGGCAAAATTCTTCGACTTGATCTTTGGGAAATCGTGAAAAATAACATTCATCACATTCTTCTAAAGAGTAATTTGCCAAGAAATCTTTGGAACATGTAAAACACTTTCGCATGGATATTTCAAAATTTTCCAGATATTGTAAAAATTTATCTAAATCTTCAATTGTCAATTCAGTAGGTTTATCTTCCATTGGACCTCAAAAAAATGCCCCGGATATTAGACCGGGGCCAAACCGCAAGACACACGAGGACTTTATATATGCAAAATACAAGGTATGATAGGATCCCATTTTTGTCAAATAAGGAGACAATATGTCTAAAAATGAGAGAGACGGATTTGGGATTTATGCATTTGGGATAGCAGTATTCTTTGGAATTTTTTTTTCATACGTAGAATTTATTAATCCGTATGTACATGTATTCCAGCAAAAGCTTCAGGGAAAGGCTGAATTGGCCCGGGCTGAATCTAACCGTCAGATTGCTATCCTTGAGGCAGTTGCAAAGAAGGAATCGAGTAGGTCTTTAGCTGATGTTGAGGTAATCAGGGCAGAGGGAGTGGCCAAGGCGAATAAAATCATCGGCGACTCTTTGCAGGATAATGAAGGATATCTGAGATATTTGTACATCACTCACCTCGCTGAATCGCAGGATAAGACTGTGATTTACATTCCCACAGAGGCAGGTCTGCCTATTTTGGAAGCTAAAAGATTAAATTGAAAATAAACAACAACAACCCTTTGAGCTCGCGAAAAGGCTCGCTAAACTTGTTAGCCTGCGTCAATGCTCGGCTAGATGAAAGGAAAGAGGATATGGATGAAGAAAAACCAGTTAATTTAGGCTTAGTGCAGCCAGCTACATTGGGTGTAAAATTTTCCAATGATATATTCCTATTGAGAAGTTTTTTAGAAAAAAGAAATATTCCATACAAGGAAGAAGAGTTGGAAAATACACCTTTGGGTAAAGCAATTAGGATAAAAAGACCTACAAAAGATTATAAGATCTAACATCCTACGTTGGTGAAAGGGGGCCAACGCCCCCTCTCCCCAAGACCCCTCTCCCCCGAGGAGAATATTGGTAGGTTAATGTTTTAGCAAAAAGAAAGAAAAATTTAAAAAAAGAAAGAAAGCTCTTTATACCAATTTTTCGAAGCTTTGTCAAATTTATTTTTTTTATTTTCATTTTTAAATTTTTTACGAGACAAAAATCACTATATTTGTTATATATTCACGCTGTAAGATTTATATAAGACTCAAAAAAAAATCAAAAATTCAAGGAAAGATTATGGAAAACCTACTCACAGTACGTCAAGCACTGAAAATACACAAAGTCACAAGGCAGGGAATCTACATAGCCATACGCTCAAATAGGTTGAAGGCATATCGTCTAGAAAGCGGATGGAAAATAGACCCCGAGGACTTAGCCAAGTTCATGAATAATAGATACAACCGAGAATTTTCGTATCATGAAGGTGAAAAAAAATTCGATCCGCTTAAAGGAGAGGTTTCGATTGCGGAAGGAGCCAAGTTGGTAGGTGTGCCGGCACAAAAGTTGTATTATGCTTGTAATAAGGGGAAAATCAACTGTATTAGGAAGGGGAAAGCGATAGTCATTCACATAGATGAATTGAATAGATGGAAGCGTACTCTAATGAAAAAAAATAAAATGCGACCTTTAGAAAAATATTTACTTTACTGAAAAATGTCAAATCTACATGGTAGAGTTTTAACAATTTAGGGAGTTTTGAGGAGATTTATCATGTGGCTTTTTGTTTTTCAAATTACTTTCGTCCTGGGGATACTTAGACTTTCAGGTCTAGTGCCGCTAGATTTAATCTGGGTCTTTAGTCCTATAATAGTATTTGGGTCTTTGTACGCATTCTGTCTGGGTTCTTATGTTGTCGGATCAGTCATATGTAGTTATTTCGAAAAGAAGGAGAAATGATGCTATATCCTAAGATAAATTCATTGTATAAGAGAGAAAAGCAGAATGGAGGAAAGTTGATCTGGGGTGATTATGCGTGTGAAGAATTCGCTTCTATCAATAGATGGTCTGTCACTGAAAAGATAGATGGCACTAATGTTAGGATTATATACGATCAGGAATCTCCGAATATACAAATAGGGGGCAGAACAGATAAGGCACAATTTCCATTAGATTTGTTAACCCCATTAAATAAAATGTTTTCTTTTTCACAGATGAATGAGGTTTTTCCAGAAGCTAGGAAAGTAATCCTATTTGGCGAAGGCTACGGACCTAAGATAAATAGTGGAGGATGGTATCGCAAAGATCCGTCTTTCATTCTGTTCGATGTCTGGATAGACGGATGGTGGTTAGAAAGGTATAAAGTCGAAGATATAGCTCAACAGTTAGATATTAATTCAGTTCCTACATTGCTTAAATGGGATGGCAGCATAGAAGTTTCTAGTTCTAATAATGTAAGAGATTATTGGACTATGCAAGAAATAGTAGAGTACGTCTCAAAGAAGCCGATTGGGCCGTTGTCTATCGAGGCGCAAGTCAGTCAGAAAGTGATGGAAGGGATAGTAGCTCGTGCTCATCCATTAATGTTGTTCCGTCAAAGACACGAGCCTATCATGTTCAAACTCAAGACAATAGATTTCATATAGATATGGGATGGAAGAAGGTCAAAAAGGTTTACACTTATGAAGATAGGTGTGAGCAATGGTTGAAAAAAAAGCCTAAGAATACGGCTAAACAGTCTAGAGATAATAAATTTAATTCGCAGATAACCCCCAAACCGGATAAAAGATAATGCCATTCAAATCCAAAAAACAAAGAGCGTTCCTTTATTCGCAAAAACCTGAGATCGCCAAGGAATTTGCAGAGCATACAAGTGAAAGTCAAATGAAAAAACTTCCCAAAAAGGTGAAAAAAACATGAATATAGAAGAAGATTTCCAATTAAAGATTCAAAAAGTTACTTTAAATTCAATTAAAATAATAAATGAAATTCAGAATATATTTATGAAATACGAAATTGGAGAATCTACCTATGCAATTCTTTGTTTAATAGCTACAATAGCATATAAAATGGATGATGAAAAACTTTTTAAAAGTGACCAAAATATGACAGTTAAGGATTTATTTATAGAACATATAAATAAAACTTACGATAAAATATGTGAAATGGAAAATAAAAAAAAATAAAAGAGGATATATGTCAGAAAAAAAGAATTGGATCAAAGGCGCAATAAAACATCCAGGCCAATTGCATAAGGAATTAAATGTGCCTGAAGGAAAGAAGATTCCACAGAGCAAGTTGAAGGCAGCAGAACACAAAGGCGGCAAGATCGCAAAGCAAGCCCATCTGGCTGAGACATTAAAGAAAATGCACTAAAGGTACATATGATGAAGAAAATCGAATTGGACGAAGAAATAGACATGTTCTTGATGGATTGGGATTATAAGCAGATGAAGGAGTTCATTGAACTTATGGTCCCAATATTGGAATTATACGATGTTGCGGAAGGGGAAGATTGGATATATGACGCAGTAGGAGAAGATAATGAACGAAATGTCCGACTTATACAGACAGTCTACCTTATATCGAAATTCGCGGAAGCTTTTTCGTCTAGATTATGTACAATAAAAATGAAATACCATAGGATGTGGTATAGAATGGAAAAATATATAAAACAAAAAGGTTTAGCAAATGGACAAGCAGATACGTAAAATGGAGAAAGACCATAAGAAAGAGGGTAAAGATATGAAACACCTGGAACATATGGACAAAAAGAGAGATAAAGAATGTGATTCCTCTAAAAAGATGATGAAGAAAAAATAAACTGATTTAAGGGACTAAATACCCCTAGCTAGCATAAATCAGTATTAGAGGGACAGCAACGTAGTTTACCTAGGGTGGCTGCCGGGGACTTGGACAGTGTGAAATTCACGAACCCTCTATTTTATAAGGAGTGTATGTCAGAAAAAAGATATCGCATAATACCCAATGAGAGCGCTGTAGATATATTTAACAGTTTTACGGATTTGCACGAATTTGAAAAATTTAGTGAAGAATTAAAAGAACTTTGTAGACAAGCAAATAAAGACAGAGATATCAATGGAAACGACAATTTAGGTAATATAATACTATTTTTATTGTTTATACAATCTAATATGGATTTAATAACAAATAGTTTGAAAAAATTAAAATATAAAGAATACAGTGAAAATGAGTATAAAAAATTTACACAGAAAGTAATAGATGTTTTGGAGGAGATGGATGATTGACTAAAATTATTCTGCCATATGGATTTACGCCCCGTCCGTATCAAGTAAATATTTTAAAAGCGCTTGACAGTGGAATTAAAAATTGTTGTTGGATTGTACATAGGCGCGGTGGGAAAGACACTACGATGTGGAACTACATGATCAAACGGGCGTTCGTTGAACCTGGCATCTACTATTACTTTCTGCCTACGTTTGTGCAGGCGAAGAGAGTTATCTGGGATGGGATGACTAATGACGGAAAACGGATGTTGGACTATATCCCAAAGCAGATTATCGAGGGGAACCCAAACAATACAGAAATGAAAGTTTGGATCAACGGGGCAAAAGGCCAGAGCCTCATTCAATTGATCGGGGCAGACTGTTACGATGCGATTATGGGAACTAATCCGCGAGGAGTGGTATTTAGTGAATGGTCTTTGATGGATCCGATGGCATACGAATTTATCAAACCAATCTTGGCAGCCAATGGGGGCTGGTCCGCGTTCATCTACACTCCGCGAGGTAAAAACTGGGGATGGGACCTCAGCGAAATCGCCAGGCGCAATCCTGATGAGTGGTTCCATGAAATCCTCACAGTCAGAGATACCCTCGTTCTTTCTGAAGATCAGATAGAAGCAGAGAGACGTAAAGGTATGCAAGAAGACATGATCCAACAGGAATTTTATTGCAATTTTAACCGAGGACAAGAAGGAAGTTATTATGGCAAACAGATGGATGAATTGCGTAAAAAAGGTCATCTTTGCAGTGTTCCGTTTGATCCGGCTGTGCCTGTTAGGACTTATTGGGACCTGGGAATTGGGGATAGTACTGCTATATTCTGGGCGCAATTTGTTAATAAAGAAATCCATCTGATTAATTACTATGAAAATTCAGGCGAAGGCTTAGCACACTATGCAAGAATTCTGGACGATTACCGTCGAGAAACCGGATGTATATATGACTTGCATGTTGCTCCACATGACATTCAAGCTCGGGAATTGACAACAGGGATGACAAGGCTCGAAACAGCTCGTCGGATAGGGTTGACTTTCCGTGTTGCACCAAAATTGAGCTTAGAATCTGGGATAGAAGCTGTCCGTATGATTCTCTCAAGGTGCTGGTTTGATGAAAAGCGATGCGACGTGGGGGTAAAATGTCTTGAGAACTATCGGAAGCAGTACAATGAAAAGTTTCGGGTGTATGGGGACAAACCTTTTCACGACTATACGAGTCATGGAGCTGACGCTTTCCGAATGCTTGCTTTAACTGAGTCCACATTTCGTCCTGATAAGGGGGTGGACGACTGGGATTATGATCAGATGAAGGCTCGCTGGGGCTATCGCACGTAGCTGAGTTAGAAGGAATTGCTCTCGCTATTTCTTTGATTTGTTGCTCAAGAAAGTCTACTTTTTCAGACAATTCATTATAATAGAGATCAATATTGCAAATGTGTTCCCTGCACACTTCAATTTGCTCTAGCATTCTTGTGACTTCACTCTGGGTGATGTGCATAAATTCCTTCGTTTGAATATTAGAATATGACAATTTCTACTCTAAATTGCAAGCAGATTTCTTTATTTTTCTTCGAGTTTCTCCATTTTTTCTTCAAGTTGACTTATTCTATACGTAAATAACTCATTATGAGAATGTTGTATTGACATCCAAGCCTTCACAGCCTCTATATTTATATCTAAATTTACTTGAGCATAACGAATTTTTTCAAGGATATCTGCAACGGGATCCATCTATTCGTCCTCTTCTAAAATAAATCCGGCATAATTCTCACTGCAAGCTTTGGAGAGATAATTCTTAGGATTTTCTATGATCGGACATTTGTTTTTCTTCATAGTCTTCTCATCGTCCAGTGATTTCACGTGCCTATCAATCATATAACGTATTTGCTCTTCGATATAAGGTATTGAATAAGAATGAGTTAACATTCTAATGAACATGGATTCCATTAGCCATTTAGGAGACTGATATTTATTCGCCATGTGAGCAAAGGCTTTACATGTACGTGAGGTAAAATCGAGTCTAACAGCACGAGAGATTGGTGGCTTTTTGTGTTCTCTCTCCTGCAAAGCAGAAACAACAACAACCGGCGAAGCCGAACCCTGCGTAGCAGCCTGAGTCTCTGAAATAGGAGGACTTGAAGGGGTAGGGGTTGTTGTTGTTCTTTCTTCTTTCTTAGACTTATTCTTATTAGAGCCGCGCTTTTCCACATCTACATTTCCCACATCGACAAAACCGCGGTGTGGTACTCTTTTTTTGAGAACTATCGCCTTGTCATAGCCTTCTTTAGCTAATCTTTCTGCCGTTTCCTTCTTCACTCTTTCGATCTCTTCTTTGCTATCCGAAATGATGGTTATGCAACCGGAAATCGCACCGTTTTTCCGGATTTGAAAACGAAAGGCATATCCCTGGTCTATGCATTCGGTGATCGTAGAATAGATGGCTCTTTCGCCTTCGCGAAGAACAGTACAAAGCTGTGAGACATGGAATTCCCACCCATCTTTTTGACTTAAGCAATGGCCGATAAAACCTTTCGCTTTAAGAGAAAGATTCGAATCGTTGAACACTTGTTTGTTGATTTGGACGTAAGGATTGGCTCTGTCCTTTATAGAGCGTATCAATTGCATAGCGCATACCGGATTTGATGATTTAAAATATTTTTGATGAAAAATAATGGAAAAACGACAAAAGATGATGTCGGTTTGTGTCTTACTGTGGCTTTGATTCTTAGTGAGTTAGTCATTGGGAACATACTTCTTGAAGTA